GGGGAAAGGAAGAGAGGGGCTCTTTGCCTATTTGAAAATCTGCTAGTGCTATAACAAAAGTTTTAGAATCTTTTACAGGCTTTTTTTTATCTTGTTTCTTTAACCTACCTGCACTTGTTAAGAGCTTCTTAAAGTCCTCATCTGGCATATATTCATCAGTAGAAACAATCTTTGCTTTAAAGTAATAAAGCCTCTCTATATTGCCATTTCCAATATTAGAATCCCAATACCTTATTTCTGCTTGATTTTCTATAACTTTGTATTTGTGAGCATCTTTACCAAAATAACTCTCTAATTGCTCTTTCCAATCAATATCATTGGATTTCTGAGGGCTAGATACTATCTCTCCAGATCTTGTAGCTTGATTAAAAGAAGCTGATGGCTCAAAGCCTTTAGGATGATTAACTTTCTTTTTAGATTTTCTAGGATCTCTATCCTGTACAGTTTCAGCAAACTTCTTAAGGTTATTTGATTCTGCCATCTCTATAATCCCTAAAATATCTCCTTACTGTGTTGTAATTGAGATGTTTAAATTGCTCATATTGATCTACTAAATATTGAGCTGCTAAAGTATCTGAAATATATTCTGATTCAGCTTCTTTTGCCACTTCAAGAAAGATTTTTTTAGCTTCTGGATCATCTAATATAAATCTAGTTGCTGAAAATTGCCCTGTAGGCTTCTTTCCCTGCTGTTCAGAGTATTGTAATAAAGTCATTATTCAACCTCCTATAAGTGTAGGTTAGCTTGAAACTAAGACAAATTTAAGGTTTTGGATTATCTGTTCTTACTTGATTATATTTAAGAACATAAGCATCCCACTTAGTTGAATCTCCTAAAATTTCCTTTTCTGTATAGGCTTCAACAAATTCTGACAAACTAGGATAAGCTAATGCCCTAGATCTTGCATAATCTTTTGCATCATATTCTGCTTGTAATCTAGTCTGTTCTGCTGTTATCTCTGATTCTGTTGGCTGAGCTTGTTCATTATTCCATATAGTTATAACTCCATCTGTAATAACACAATCAGCATTAGGAATTAAACTTTTAACAGCATCAATTTTTCTTATATTCATTATGCTCCAATTTCCATCAACAAAATATTATTTACTTGTCCATCTACAGGAGTTGCACAATCTCCATCAGAGATCTCCTTTAATTGTGTTTTATATGTAGTAGCAGAAGTAGTATTAGGAGAATCTAAAAATTGTAACACTAGAGGCATATACATATAATTGTCAACACTATCACTAAATTTTGCACTAACTTTATTTTCTTGAATAACTGTTGTTCCTCTTACTATGTTCATACTTATACCAGGAATGTCAGTTGCTTGTGCAAAGATATTATGAGTGGCAATAATTAATATTTTACTACTTGTAGCACTAGGAGTTATAGAAGCAGATAATCCTGAATCAACATAAGAACTACTTGTAGTAGAAGTTTCTGAGGAATCTGTTCCAGAAACAACTTGTAATACTTTTCCACCTGCTACAGCATCCCAAGCAGATCCATTCCAGATTTTTAACTTATCCTCTCCAGTATCATAAAATTGAGTTCCCTCTACTTTTCTTGTTAATGCAGTGTTTGCAGCTGATTCACTTGCATAAATAAAAGCTATACTATCCTGAATGTCTTGAAAAAGAGCCTCTGTTACTAGCTCTCCCTCTGACCAATCTTTCCATGCTCCTTGTGCCATATTTCTATTCTACTCCTTAAAATCCTAGTTTAGTAGTTTCTTGAAGCTCTGAGTTACCTGCTAAACCAAGCAACCAAAAGCCTAGCTCTGTTGCAGGGCTTGTATTTATACTCCAAGTCCAAGTCTTATTCTTAGCATCTATCTTATGTGCTATCCTCTGAATATTAACAGTAGTTGTTAAAGTATCTCCATTAGGTAGAGGAATTTTTGCTAAGTATCTTTCAAATAGTTCTGCTCCAAGAGCATGAGTCCAGATAGCTGTATTTCCTTTAGGAGAAAAGACCATTGAATCAACTCTCTCTCCTACATCCCCAAACTTAGCTAATAACTGATTAGCAACAGATAAAGCATCACTATCACTTATTTGTAATTGTCCTGTTCTTTTAACAACTCTAGATCCATATTTAGTTACAGAAGTGCTATTTTGTGCAGTTTGTTCTGAGCCACCTACTCTTGTTAATCTCCAATCATTTCTAAGTAACACATTATCAAAGTTCAGAGCCACATCATTATAAGGTATTTCTCCTCCACCTAGTCCAAAAGTACCTTTTACTGTTTGTGTAGTAAGCTGAGTTCTCCTGTTATTAAATTTCACATCTCCATCCTTAGCTATAAAGATTTCTCCACCCTCACTATTTGCTGTAAGCCTAAGAGCTGTAAGTGCATCATTATCATCTGTAACAGCTTGAACATTAAGAACACCTGTAGCAATATCTCTTTTAGAAGCACTCCATCCTATATCATTAAGAATATTTGTAACTCTTACAGAACTTAATTCCTGTGATTCATTGTCTGTATGCCTAGCAAGTTTAAATAAAGCAAAAGCATCTAATGCAGTAACAGTTGTAATACTTTGAGCACCAGAAGCCACAAACTGCTGAGGAAATTGCTCTATAAACCCCTCAAAGAGCCTATAAGTAGTTGAATCATATACAGCTGAGATTCTTATTGGCTTATTAGGAACTACATTAGGAGAATAAGGAGATGAAGTATTTGTTGGATCAAATCTCCTATCTTGATTATCAAAGACTACTGTTGCAAATCCTGTTCCTATTTCACTTAATGCTTGTTGCCTACCTCTTTTTATATCTATCTTTAAAACATAAGCTGAAACATCTGTATAAGTGTAAGAAGTATCATAAGGATTGGAAGCAAATCCAATCTCTACAGTTAAATCAACATTAGAATCAAAAGCAACTGACATTATTCAACAATAAGAGTATTACCTCTCTCCTGTATCTTAATAACTTCTTTCTGGATTACTTCTCCAACTGCATCTGTTAGATTGAGATTAATTTCTCCAGATACCTGTTTGCCACCATTACCATTACCAAGTGTTGTAGAAAAATCAGTAACAGGTAGAGATGGAACTTCTGCTGTTACACTATCAGCTCCTATTCCTCCAACTCCTGCCATTTCTACAGCTCTAAATTGTGCTAGTAATGCAGGCTGATCTATAATTTTTTGATTAGCATTTGCTTGTTGTTTAGTTAAATCTATTGATTCAACAAGTAAATCATTTCTCCTTTTAATTGCATCTGATTGTCTATTTTGTGTAGCTTCTAAGTTATTCTCTGCTATTGCTAATGCTTCTCTAGCAAGTTTTAATCTATCTGATTCATTAGCTAATTCAAACTCTGCTTCTGCTAGTTCTGCATTGGCTAAACCTAATTCTAAAGCTACATCTTTTCCTGATTCTTGAGCCTTAGTTAAAAGATTTATCTGAGTAAGTAATTCTGCTTTTTTGATTGCAGCTTGAGCATCATTTAGATTCTCTTGAATTTGTAATTGCTCTAGTTCTTTTAATGCTTTGTTTCTATTATTCTCTGCTGTTGCTAGATCCTCATTAACAGAGGTTATTAAATTTAATATTCTGTTTCTATCTACTTCAAGCTGAATATTTGTTAGGAGTAGAGCATTTTGTTCTCCAAATATAGGATTTAAAAATTTATCTATAGTGTCTGAAACTTTTTTATATTGTACTTGTTGCTTTAGACTTGCTTGTCTAGCTTGTTCCTGTTGTTTGTTGAGTAATCCCTGAGCAATAGAAGTCTGAATTAGATTCTCAGCAGTTAAATCTGTTGTATCTTGAAAAGCTCTAAATTCATCTGCTAATTCTTTAATAGTTTTTCCAGACTTAAGAGCAAAAGTTCTTTCAAAGAAAGGTAATTGTTTCAATCTTTCATTAGCTAAAGCAAAATCTCCAACAGCTTGTGCTAGTCCTGCAAAGCCATTAATTAATATAGGAGCTACATCAAAAGCAAATTCTCTAAATATTGGAAGCAACTCAGCTGCAACAGGAATTAATTCCTCTCCTATTTCCTCTCTAAGTTGTCTAAGTTCTGCATTTAAAGCTCTTGATTGATTAGCAAAAGATGCTTGAGTCCTGTCAAGATCCCCAATTTGTACTGCTGCTTTACTTTGAATCAATGCAAGAGTAGCTAATGCCTTATCTTGTCTGGTTAATTCATCTGTATTTCTTTTAGATGTGATTTCAAAAGCTTTAGATTGTACCTCAGCTTCTGTTATAGCTATACCATAAGTCTTAAGAGCTTCTCTTTCTCCAACCAAAGCTGATCTAAATGCTTGAAGTACAGGCTCTGCACCTGCTGAGATGTTAGAAAAGGAAGCTACATCAGCTGCAATCTTTGTTAATTCTATTGATAAATCTGCTGAGGCTTCTTGTGTGAATCCAATACCCTGAGCAACAGCACCTAATGTTGCTTGAAGTTGCTGTGCTTCTCCTACAGTTAATCCTGCTTTATTAGCAAAATCCTCTAAAAATAATGTTGCTCTAGCTGCTGCTGTTCCAAATGTTGTATCAAAAGCAGCTCCTGCTTCCTCTGCTGAAACTGCTGCATCTAATGCTGATTTTGAAAAGTCTAATAATGATTTTGCTGCAAATAATGCCCCACCTGCTATTGCTGCTTTGCCTAGTCCAGACATACCAGAAGCAAACTTTGCATTCTCTTTAGTTCCTTTTTCAACAGATTTATTAAAATCTTTAGTAGAATTAGAAACTTTATCTAAACCTCTTGAAGTTTTATCTGCTCCTGTTAGCTTTAGGAACATCTCTAAAGTTGCTCTTGCCATTATCTCCTCAGTTTTCCTCTAGCATTAGCTTCTGTAATAGCTTTCTGCTCTTTTTTGTTTCTATCTATGTAGTATAACTTCCAAGACTCAAATTCTTGCATACTCATATTTTTTCTAAGAGCATCAACTGTCATGCCTAAATCTAAAGCTAGTCTAAATTCAAAAGCCAACTCTGTATTATTCTGGAAACTCAGAGGCTATTGAAGCCTGATCCTCCTTAGTCCAAGCCATACACCTATAAATACCTATAAGAACTTTATCTACTATAGATGGTGTAGCTTTACTATAAAACTCCTCAACCTGTTCTAAATCATCAAGCTGTGGATCTTTTAAACCTTTAAGCAAAAGGTGTTTTTCAAATAAGACTTCATCTCTTATTCCATCTTTTTCAGATAGTTCATTAATCTCTACTGCATCAGCTTTAGTTAAACCTGTAACTAATACTGTTGCATCCCATTCAGGTATTTCAATCTCTTTCTCTGGTAAAGATGGTGCATTAGATATATCATCCATGCTAAGTCTTTTCATGATAACCTCTTTTCTGTTGTGAATTACTTAAGTTATATTTTAAGCAGTTCCCTCAGTTACATCTCCACTAACTTGAAAAGCAGCTGAGAAGCTTACTGCTCCTCCTACATCTGGTGTTCTATCATAAGATGTCATTATTGCTTTTCCTGAAGCTTTAGGATTTCCTCCTGTAGTTCCTATTGGATAGAACTCAAAATCTCCCTCTACTCCTAGTATAGCTTTGAGATAACCATCAACAGTTGCATCAAAAGATCCTGATATAGTGATACTTGCATCCTTTAGTCCTGCTACAAAAGCTTTAGAACTATTAGAAAATGCAGAAACCTCAGCTACATCAGCAGTTCTTGAAACAGAAACATCTGTTAAAACATTAGAAATATCTCTTAATGTTCCTCCAGAGTCATCTATCTTAAAAGCTGCACTTTTTCCATGTGTAAATGTTGGCATTTATCCTCTCCTCTATTTCCTTAATTTATCCCTGTGCAAATCCTATAGCTACTGTAAAACTAGGAGTTGATCCTCCTATTGTTAGAACAGCTCTAGCATACCTAGCAGGAGCACTTGCACTTGTCTTTAATTCTGATGTCATTCATGTAGCCTGAGTAAATGTAATATAATCAGAAAAGGAACTGTTATCAGAACTTGTTTGAATCTTAGCATCTAATGTTGGGCTTGTTCCACTTGCTGCTGTAACATGTAAAACTGCACCTCCTCCATTAGT